CAATGTTACACATAACCCGGAGGCAGCTTGTGTAGATATTTAGGAGTAGCTTTATCCGGTGGGGCGATGTGCCTGCCTGTCCAGCCTATTACTTCGCCGTTAAAAGTGAATGGTACGACTAAACGTTTCGCATACAAAGGATCGTTGGGGAAGTATAGTAGGGGATATATCCCTTCTAGTCCTCGCTGTCTTGCATACTGCCGCACATCATGATCTACCGGCAAGTCTTCAATCATCTGCACATCATCAGGAAGTTCAACAGTTTCAAACTTTGAAAGATTGTAAACATATCCTTCTGTTTCCAACCCTTCTAGTTCTTCTTGGCAGCGCATGAGGTCAACTTGTACGCTGTGTATAGCCGACTCGGATGCGCCTAACCTAATTGCCAAGTCTTTGAACTTTTGTCCAATATATGGGTTAGGGCTCCAACCAGTTGTGTATTTACAGTTAAAGCAGTTAAAAGATATTTTTGCGCCGCTGGTGATTACCCCGGATCGCTTACGTTTATCTGAACACATCGGACAATTGAAAGTATGCCACCCACTAGAAGTTCTAGTGGCACGGAGGGGCAAATTGTCAAGCAGTAACCGATGTACGCTTTCTACTATAGAATCTAGATCCATAATAGTATTATACAGGTTTCTAACAAAAAGTCAAGTGTTAATTTCGAAGCAATACTTTATCTATTGTACCCGAGCTATTGTCGGGAGTATGTATCACTCGGATCCAGTTTACGTTCACACTGAAAGTTCTGTGGGTAATTACGCTGCTGTTACTTAGCGCAAGAGTCGTAATGTTGAACCAATCCTTGCTTACATCATCGGTATCAGGAACACCTTGTAAGCAACTGCCTTGTATCGTAATGTTTCCGGTGTATGAAGTAGTGTATAATGCTATGCTATGCTGTGCATTAACAAAGTTATGATCTAGGTTTCCGTATAGTGCGCTACTCACAAACACATTTGAACTGTCTCCTAATGCTGTGTTAGCTAGTTGACTAAACACCGCTTCTTCTTGAGTGGCCACTGGCTCAACACTGGTCTGATCGGTTATTTTAATATCAAATTTTACATTATTGTTCTGATCAACATATACAGGTAAATCTGTATCTTCTTGGGTTGAACGAGTAATGTGTACTTGGTATAATCCTGCGTCTAGGTTAGTTAGGTCGCCTTCTACCAATACTAGTTTAACAATACCTACATCAGACGTATGTTCTAGTACTTTAGTTAGCAATCTCTTTTTAGATCCTGGGTCAATTATATACGCCCTTAGTGTATCAGAAAACACATTTTGCAGTTTTCTATCTCTATTTCTAATATTAAAATAGATCTCGTTGCTTACGCCCTTGTGTGCGCTCAGAATTCTGTTGTTCATAGGCTTGTTGTCCACATAAATACTAGTTGACGATACAACTAAATCAATAGATGTGTCGTAAAGATATAGTTTGTAGTCACTGTTCATACTTGTATTTATCAGAATAGTCTGTCCAATAACAGTGAGTTTTATAGGGGTAATTTATAAATACTGATAACATGCAAGAACATGACTACTCAGAATTAGAATTTCTCACCGGTTTACATTATATAGAAAAAGACTATGTAGGGATTGTGGTTAATCACGATAACAGTATAGTAACTTTTTACGATGTTGAACTTATTCCAACCACAGAACTAAAGCGCGAATTTTTAAATCTAGGGGATATGTGGTGGTGGGAAAGTAATCGTATGCTGCCCATTGATGTATTTCTACACCACGAAATGAAGCCTTTTCGTAAATGCCTCAGAACGTTTGTTACAAAAGATGTAGACATATTGTTTGGCCCTGTTACTAGTCTACAAAACTTATTAAGAAAGCGCATTAAGCGGCGTAGTATTCAATTAATTAGAAAGCCGGACTAGGCTAATTCGCTAATTAAGTTCATCTGTACAACGATTGCAACTGCATACGCAACAGCATGACTATGCTTAAAGTAATAGCCTTCAGTAGGTTTATCCCAAACAGTTTTAGCAATCTCGTCCCAAGTTTTACCAACTAAGTGTTTCTTACCGGGTCTGATCAATGCAAGAATCATAGCAAGTTGTTCTATGCTAGTAGGCTTATAATGTGCTAAGATTTTAGCATAGTTGCCAACATGAAACAATTGGGTTACAAACTCTTCATGTTCGAGTAAATCCCATATTGGCTCAATAGCCATTAGTTGAGTTAGATGAGCTTCGTCTTTAACATCTTTATAGATTCCGTTATTGAGTATATCTACTTTGAACCATCCTTCTTCTTCAGCAGTGTCATAGTCAATGCTGCTGTAGCCATCTAAAGGAAAGGTTGGCATAGTTTGGAAATACACACCGGTATTGTGCTTCGAATACGTTCCGTCGTTGTTTTTAATACTAGCAGGTATATGATTAACTAACCGCAAGAAGTCCTCACGGTTAGGCATATCAATATCTACGTCGAAGTTAATTTTCATTTTTACTAAGTGTACTCATGAGTCGTTGTGCAAGTTTACTAAAATTAAAATTACAACTAATGCTGTACCTAACACTGTCACCTAACACCGGAGTTGTATAGTGAGATAATGTAGAAGGAAAAACAAACATATCTCCTTCATCGGGCTGCACAGTTATTTGCGATTTTCCAAAATCATTTTTTGAATCTTCGCCGTACAAAAACGTCAATTGACCTGTTTGCTTTTCATTGCTATTATTAATATAGTAGCTATCCACCGAATTGTCAAGAGTTATCTTAGGGAAAATAACACAGACTAGATCAGCTGAGCGCCTATGATTGTGTATTGGATTGAATTCCATTGCAACTTGCTTATTATACCAAGCAGCTTGCAATTCTAGCGGATTTGTTATATCTCCAGACTTTATAACCTTTTCCCAGGCGCCGCTGTCAACAGTGTTAATATATTGATTAATATTTTCTAATATAGTTCCATAAACATTACTTGCTCGGAGCGCATCAACAATGGATACTTCTTCTCGAACAAGTCCAACTAATTCCTTATTAACAGGAATCGATGATAGTTTACAAATCTCAAACAACTCATTAGTATCATCAACAGAGAGCTTAGATTTAGCTATCCTAGGACCAAAATAATCAATTACTTTCATTGGTTGCCCAATATTCCTCTAGCACTGGAAAATGTTCTAACACAATCTTCTTGCATTGTTCTGCAATAATCATATGTTCTTTTTGTGTACCGTTTGATGTACGTAGGTCAATGTAGTGAATCCAGCTACGCAAACTACCTGCCATATACAGTGTACTTTGTGTAAGACCTTCTGGCAGTACAGCACGAGCCTGTTCCTTAGCAATACCCTTATCCAATGCCCACTTGTATGCGGCTTCAGCAGCATTACGAACCTTAGCTTGTTCCATCTGCCAGTCTTCTTGCAATGCAGGGTCGTCTACTTCAACGCTGTTCTGACGATTCTTAGTATCTTGCAACCTTGCTTCGCGATCACAACCAATGTTCTCTGCTACAGCATAACGCTGACTGAACTCCTGGAATCGAAACGATGCATGGCGTAAAATCTGCCGACCAATGTCGCGGGTGGTTTTAATTTCCAGTGTCATATGCACCATTTCAAACGGACTCCAGTGCTTTTCTTTAATAAGATACTTTAGCAGTTTGGGGGCTGTTTGTGTGTTGTTTTGATTAGCCGGATTGCTAACTCGTGCAGTGTATGCAACTAGGTCGCCCGGTGTACGGCAATCTGTAATAGCACTAGGCTTAGTTACGCCAATTAGATTTACTTCACTTTTCATTTACTTCCTCGTAGGTTTGTTCAAAAATATCTGGCTTACAAGGATAAAACTCTCCTTGTACACCTTTAATAATCCAATCGCCTTCAGTGGCAATATGCTTTACAGTTAAATGTTCACCATCTTCTAGTGTACCAATTTCTGCTTCTCCCTTAGCATCAGGGGGCATAACAATTTGGCCGAGTGCATCACCGCAAAATTCTTGCAAGCGTCTAATGCCCTCCCCGGTACACACAAACTGTACTGCGTCAATTACTACTGGCTTTTTTCTATATCGCATTTTTAAAATCCATATATGGCGCAATGTCATTGTCAAATATCTGTGCCATTTGCTGCCAGATATACTTGCGCTCTGTTTCTGTGACACCACTATTTAAAGTGTACATCTTGTCGTCCTCACTAATAGTGAGTCCATAGTCGTGCCTGTAAGTCATACACATGTTGAAAATAATTTGTTCTCTGGTACGCATTATTCGCCTCCTTGCAGTATGTGAATTGCTACATCATCTCGATCTAGTTTAATAGCGTCATGTGCATATTTGTTGCGGCCTTTGCCGTCGCGATAGGCGTTAGGATACCGTTGAACTTTGATCATCTTACTGTTTAGTTTAACAACCCTAGCCAGCATAAGTCCGTTGAAGTCTGCTACAGCAATGATGTCGCCTACATCAACTTGTCGACCAATTCTATCATAATGTTGTGGCTGTTCTTTTGCCATCTTAATACTCCGGGCCTACTGCGCTCTGTGTTTTTTCATAAACCTGAAACCAATCTACTCCATAAGCAGGGCAGATATAAATGCGGTCCGGTAATCCGTTTTTATCTTTCTTGCCGCCTTCGCCGCAGATGAAGTAAATATCTCCCAGCTTTTCGGCTAGATCAATATGCTTCACCATTTCATACAGCTTACGAAGCTTTGTAAGTTCACCTTCGTATGCTTCTATTTCTAGGTTCATAATATATCCTAAATGATTAGTTATTAACCGCAACATCAACTAAGTCGATTAACCGCTGCCTAACTGTATTAACGTGAGCTGGGTTTACATAAAAACCAAAAGATACTGTAATACGCATTGTATCATGTGTAACAGGTAAGGCTGAATGTAAGTGCTCGCTTGCCCACACACTCCATGACTGATTTTCTTTAACGTCAATGACACAATTATTAACTACAGGTTCACCGCCAGCTTTTGGTTTTTGCAACAAACAGTTAATACGCAGATGATGCCAACCATTTTTTCTTGAGTCAATATGCTTTTGTATACCCATTGTTTTCTTATTTTCGTTATATATACATCCTATAAAATGAGGCAATATATCATCTTTTGTGGCGGGTAAAATAACTTCGGGCGGTCCGATAGAGTTCAAATATTCTTGCTCAAGTAATATAATTTGATCAGAAAATTTTGTTAGGTGGCAATATATCATTTTTCGGCCCCTGTTTATTAAGGAGTCGTTGCCTTTACTGTTGTAGCCAGAATTCCAGTCAAGCAAGGAATCGTTATAACAGAAATCAATTATTTCTGCTCTTAATGCTTCTGGAATTCTACCTACACAGGCCTTTGTCATTATAGTCCTGCTGCCTCACATGCTGATCTAACCGCATCAACTTCTTCTGCGTTGTTAGCAAACACTTTCATCCAAAACTTAGCGTTAATGATATCGTCAATCATCTTCACTTGTTCACTGCTAAAGCGAGTAAGTAACTGATCACCTGTATCGCTCAAATATAACAACCAAGGACTAATCTTAGCACTCCTGATGTCATGCACAGCTCGTGGTGTACTAACAACTTTGAAATATTCTTGCCAGTCGCAACTATTATCTTCGGCCCATTCTGCAAGATAAAGTATACTACGCTCTAGTGCGCGAAGGCCAGTTTCCTTCTTAACATACTCTAGCAAGAACTCATTGTATAGTGAGTCCTTGCTCCAGTCTGTTAACTTCTTCCCGTTCTTAATTAGCCACTCTGCAAAACGCTCTGGTGCTAGATATTCATTGCGTACACAGCTACGCCCAAACTTAACAAAGCCCTCATAGTACTGACTACGGATAAAATCTTCCATACTCTTAGTTTTTGCTGCTGTGGTGTTAAGCTCGTAAAACAGTTGAAACACACGGTAGCCCAAACGAACATGCGTCATTTCTCTGTCGGCCCAGCGGCGTTTCTTTGGACACATGTGGGCGCTTAGAGTACGCTCGTTGCGAAACTCCTTTTCGCACCACTTACAGGCAGTGTCACTTTCCAAAGATGTCTTTAATTGACTTGTCATCGTATCCGTGTGCTTCCGCTAGTTTAGCTAAGTCTTCTTTGGTATTGATTGTTAGCAGCATGTCCACTTCTGAACTCTTAAAATGTGGGTATATGCTACTAACAAAATCTCGGACTTTGTCCTTCTTCTTTTTACTATTGGGCGGTTTAATGTAAGGATGGAATTCTACTTTACCAGAACCGGCGGCTGTCATTAGTAACCATTGTAGTTCAGGATGCTTGCTAACGTCACTGAAGTTTTTGTTAACAAGTTCATTAATCATAAACAAATAATGAGCAGCATTACGCCCTTGTGCGCTGCTAGCATATCGCATCATCATCCATGGCACAAATGCCTTCTTCTGTTCATCAGTCAAGCGACTATAAAAGCCTCTGTCCTTTTTGTCCAGAGCTGCCATAATATCCTTTAGAGCAATAGCAGGTTCTTTTTTAGTTGTCATAGTGTAATATCTAAATCTATCTGTTCCCACGGCAAATGGTCTTTACCAAAGTGTCCGTAGTTTGTAGTATCTGTTAATTGTACACTAAACAGACCGAATCTGTCAATGATTTCTTTGGGGGTTAATCCAACATTTTTAATGACCCACTCGGTTAGTGCGCGGCTGTCGCCATTGCTCTCGATATAAAAACTCATTGGTTCTTTAACGCCGATCGCATAACTAATCTGGCACGTAGCCCAATCTGCATGTCCACTTGCAACAATGTTCTTAGCAATGTAGCGCATCATATAAGCGGCGCTGCGATCTACTTTGGTAGGGTCCTTTCCACTAAAAGCACCACCGCCATGAGGACTATAGCCGCCGTAAGTATCGACGATGATTTTTCGTCCTGTGAGACCCGCATCACCATCAGGGCCGCCAATAACGAAACGGCCAGTAGGATTAATGTAAAACTCAGTGTCATTATCTAGTAACTCCATTTCAGGCATAGATTGTATAAAGCTCTTTACGTTAGCACGAACATCATCGATACTAATCCAGTCTGCATGTTGTGTGCTGCACACAATCTTTGCAATGCGTACAGGCTCTGCATCATCATTGTATTCGATTGTTACCTGCGACTTTGCATCTGGTCCCAACCAATCTGTACCATTCTTTCGATGGCGGGTAAGCATTTCAACAATGCGATGACTTAGATAGATAGCCAAAGGCATATAGTTAGGTGTTTCACGACAAGCATAACCAAACATGAGACCCTGGTCGCCTGCACCAAAGTCGTCTGTGCCTAGTGCAATGTCTGCACTTTGTGGATGCAACTCGTTGTAAATTTTTAGATGCTGCCAGTGGAAGCCTTCTTGCTCGTAACCAATATCCTTAACTGTGTTACGCACAATGTCTGCAATCACAGACTTGTCAATTTCTTTGGTGCTCTTATACTCACCGGCTAGTGTTACCATGTTAGTGGTGACTAGTGTTTCTACTGCGGCGCGGTGAGCGGGATTCTTATCCAGAATGTATGTAGCAACAGCATCACTGATTAAATCAGCAACCTTGTCAGCATGACCTTCACTCACGCTTTCACTTGTAAAAAAATAACCCATTATTCATCCTTGTTATATGTAATGACGCTAAATGTTTTAACGCCTTGTTCTGTTAGTTTAACTGAGCCACCTAGAAATACTAGATCAATAACTGATGCATAACATACTTCGATTGGATGTACATTAAACTTTTTAAGCAACTCAACAATAGCTAATGCTGTTCCGCCTGTGGCACTCACATCGTCTACAATAAGAACATTGCTAGATCCAGCTAGAGGTGTATTTTCTTTCATATGCAGGCTTGTGCTAGCATACTCGTACTCAAAGTTATAGCCAATTGTGGGCGGCGGTAATTTACCCGGCTTACGGACCAAATGGAGCGGAACACCTAAATTAAGTGCAACTGGACCGCCCCAAATAAACCCTCTAGCATCGGCTGCTACTACATCAGTAATATGATTAGCCCTAGCAAACGCTGTAATAGCGTCTACAGTGGTTTTAAATGCAGCGGGCTTATACAGCAAGCTAGTAACGTCTTTGTACTGTACGCCCGCTACAGGGAAGTCTTGTATAGGAGTAATATCCTTCTTTAAGTTAAACGGATCTGTGTTGATCATTAAATCAAATCCCCAATGTCAATATCCTGTACTTTGTTTGCTTCTTTAACAAAATAAGCACACTTAGGCTTAGGACCGTTTTCTAAAGGTACAGCAAGCAAGTGGCCATTCTTTAACTTAGGAAAATACCATTTTACATCTTGATAGATATTAGTGATTGCAATTTCACACGCACTAATAGACCTAGTTGCTAGAGGATTCATAACCAATGCTTGAAATCCTCTGTTGTTTAAACTTGCCAAAGGAATAACTTCAAATCCGCTATATTCCTCATCGCAAATTAGTATACTCCAATCCATGGGCATCTGTACAGTCTTGTTACCAATTTGCAAACAGATCGCAGGAGCGTGAAAGCTTTCTAAAAAGATCAATGGCAGGAAATAAAAATCAATATCGCTTTTATTACTTGCATCCAAAACACAATACCTAATATCGTCTATTTCATTAGGTACCGTATCTAAATCATATGTTTCGTTATCAACTGTTAGTATCTTCATTTTGTTTCCACATGTTTTGTTAAATTAATTATTTGTATTCAACTTTAGTCATAGTATATCTAAAGTTTTGCTCTTTATAATATTCTTTACGCTTGGTCATGTGCCGCTTGCTGTACTTTAAGTTACTAGTAAGGTCAACAACTTGCAAGTAATTCTTATCTTCTGCTTTACGAATGCCGCGGCCGATACTCTGGATAACGCGAACAAAACTCTTACCAGGCTCTAGAAGGACCAAGTTAAAAATTCTCGGTATGTTAATACCTACTGCGGCGACACCATATGTGGCAACAATGATCTTATTGTTTGCGTCAGACACATCGTCGTATTCTTTTTGTCGATCAGATGTTTTCATTTCGCCACTAATGAATACCCACTCGGGGTTACGCTCCATTAGCAGGTCACCTGTTGCGATACGATCAATCAGTACCAGTGTATTACCACTAAGACTGAGTCCGTTAACAATACTACTTACTTGGTCCATGCGTTTAGAATCAGTTACCAACCACTTGAGCTCTTGTGCATAACTGCTAAAGCCTAATACACCGTCTTGCAATTGTAAAATGTTAATGTCCAGGTCTGCAAGCACACCCTTATCTTGTAGTTCCTTACTGCTCAAGTTACCAATCACAGGACCAATGCAACACACACAACCTACTGCTTCAAACTCGTCCTTGGGGATAGTACCAGTTAGCCCCCAACGAATAGGTACATTGCGGAAGATGCCACTAAGCTGATCACGCAGTACGTCTGCTTTAGCTTTGTGTACCTCGTCAACCATAACACACACAACCCCATCAAGGAATTGTTCTACGTCTATCTCTGCTTCACCCGCTTTTGTTTTCTTTTCTAGAATAGCAAGGCTTTGCCAAGTACAAATGGTGTGCGTCTTACCAAACTCTTTTCTATCACCAAAGAACACCCCAACATCAAGTCCCATGTTCTTATAGTCTTTTTCAGTCTGAACAACAAGGTCTTTGTTAGGCACAATTACAATACTACGTCCATAGGGTTCACACTTGTGACTTAGTACTGCTGTGATAAGTGTCTTACCTGCACCGGTAGCAATCTGCTGTAGGCACTGTGGGTTATCAAGGAATCGATTAATTACCTCAACTTGATAGTCACGTAAAATGATAGGCTCGCCAGCACGTGGATGCTTGGCGGGCCATGCAATATGTTCATAGTCTGTTTGAGTGATTGGAGTAAAGTTAAAGTTCCAACTTTGTCGCTGATCATCTACAACAACGTGGTAACCGTCACCTACTACAATGGGCAACAACTTGTCTAACAAGTTAAAGTAGGTTCGGCCGCCCACGTCACAATAGCGAATACATCCATCCCACCGTCCTAGCTTATACGCAGGCATATGAAACGCATAGGGCAGAAAATATTTCACAGCATCGGAAATTTTACGCCGAGTCTTTACATCAAGCCCTACGAACTTGACATTCACTTCATCTCTTATCTCTAATGTTACTTTCTGCATACTATATTAATTTACACTACTTTCAATGATTTGTCAAGAGCTTAGATATAAAAAATCCCCCGGGTATTGCTACCCGAGGGAGCCTGCCTAGGCTGTGGGAGGTGCTTAGGCAAAACGCTTCATGCAAGTACTTTCAGCAAGTTCACGCCAATTCTCAGGAGCCATCTTCTTAAGATCTGCAACCTTCAGTACCATACGCAAACTAATTTCGCGCAGTAGACTTGCCTTCTCAATCATAAAGTCTACAACTTCCTGCTCGCCTTCGTCACCAAAGTTGTATTCAGCAAGCATGCCGTCGTTAACAATCTGGTTGATTCGCAGGAAGCGATCGCTTACACTGTCCATGCCCAAGTCAATGTAGTGACAACGGCTCATTAGTGCCTGCAAGTGATCTTGGATCTTCTTGCTGCGAACGTTTTCAAAGTTAACGTTCGTGATAAAGATACAGCCACCCTTAAAGTCAAAGCGGTCTGGAATGCCTTCGCGGCGCAGAGCGTTACTCTCGCTCTTCCAGCTAATGGTGCGTTTTTTACCTGAGTCAAGCACAGCCTTGAGCATGTTCAAGCAAACCTCGTCAAACAAGATGCTGTCACAGTCGTCGAACACAAGGATGTCGCCTTCTCGACTGTTATTAAACAGTGTCTGGAACAAACCAATTGGGCTCATTGCGCCCTTAACAACTTCAGTACGAGCATCTTTGCCGCCGCTGAGTTTGTGCATTGCTTCGTATTCGTCGAGGATTCGATCAACACCGAAGCTCTTACCAACACCTGGAGGACCGCTAACAATTAGACCACGCACAACACCGTTAGCAACAGCGTCAGTCATTTGGTCTAGGATCGCAAAACGCTTGCGGATACGATCCATTGCTTCTTCTGTGGTTTCCACAGGCTTTGCTACTTTAACTGCAACAGGCACAGGTTCCTCGCCACCAACATATTCAAACGCATCAGGTCCATCAAGCAACACGCGAATCGCTCCTTTATCCTCGCCTAGAAGCGCACGAGCGTCAACAGTGACGAACATACCCTTCTTGCCAATGTTAACTGGCTTAACTAACGGAAAAACAGTATCAAAAATTGGGCTGTTGCGATAGCTGCCCTGTTTAATCTTAATCAACATTTCTTTTTGCTCCCACACAAATTGAATTAACTAACTAACTACAGTATTAATAATAACATCTTTTGCGGTATTGTCAACCGAAAACTATGTCAACTAATGCCCAAAATGCATACCAAGCAAAAACAGCACCGATAATAACTGATAGCAAATCTGCCCCAGCGGGGATTACATCTTTCCAGAAGATCCCAACTAACACTAGTAAACCAATTATCAGTAAAATCGCAAGCACTTTTTTACTCCCTATATATACATAATAGCATCTTTAGGGCAGGTGTCAACCGGTTTTGGGCATTTTTTATAAGAAAAAAAGCCCTTGCAAATCAATGACTTACAAGGGCTAAGTTTTTACGCTAAGTCGTTGATTTTACTTAACGTTAACGATACCCTTGAAGTCGTAAGGAACGATAATAGTAGAAACCTTACCTTCCTT